CACAATTTGATGGTATAAATGTTACGACCATTACTGCACTAAGCACAGAAACAGGGGGCGGTTTACAGTGTACAATTGGACCCGTTAATGATAGAGCTTAATTATGGCATATACATACGCAGAACTTACAACCGCAATTAGAGACTACACAGAAGTAGGTGATGGAGTTTTTACTCAAGCTATCATAGATGATTTTATTATGTCTGCGGAACATAGAATTAATATTGATTGTCCTATGGATTCCGATAGGTTTGTAGACGAAGGGACAATGGCAGCTAATGTAAATAATATAAGAGTCCCTGGAGGAGCTTTATTTATAAGAGGTGTAGAAGTATTTAATGTAGCTAACTCTACTGAAGCAGGTACTTGGTTAGAAAAAAAAGATCAAACTTATTTAGCAGAATATATAGGAAGAGAGACAGGTCCAGAAGGTGATTTAACTGGTCAAGATGTTACTGGAAAACCTAAATATTATGCTATGTTTGGTGGAGCAACAGGATTAACTGATACTACTTCAGGATCAATTTATTTAGCGCCTACACCAGATGTTAATTATATATTTAGAATATACTATAACAAGCAAACAGATGGATTATCAGCAACCAATACAACAACTTATATAAGTCAATATTTTCCACAAGGCCTATTGCATGCTTGCTTAGTTGAGGCATTTGGTTATTTAAAAGGTCCAATGGATATGTTGACATACTATGAAAATAGATATAAAACTTCAATACAACAGTTCGCAGGAATGCAACTGGGAAGACGAAGAAGAGATGATTACACTGACGGAACAGTTAGAATACAAGTCAAATCACCTTCGCCTTAAATTAATTAGGAGATAATATTATGGCAATAACATCAGCAGTTTGTAACACTTTTAAAACAGAAGTTTTAAAGGCAGTGCACAATTTTACAAATGGCGGAAATACTTTTAGACTAGCATTGTACACAAGTTCAGCGACACTAAATAAATCAACTACGGCTTATACAACTTCAAATGAAGTGGCTAACGGAAATGGTTACACTACTAAAGGAGAAGCATTAACAAACGTAACACCAGCTTTATCAGGTGATACAGCAGTTTGTGATTTTGCAAATATATCTTTTACATCAGCTTCGTTTACAGCTAACGGTTGTTTAATTTTTAATGACACAGCAAGTGGTGATCCATCTGTTTGTGCCATTGCATTTGGTGGAGATAAAACTGTAACAAGTGGAACTTTTACTATAGAATTTCCAGCAGCAGACGCAAGTAACGCTATACTTAGAATAGCATAAGGGGTTACTCCTTATGGCTAATACTTGGAACCAATCCGGTACTACCTGGGGACAGAATGCTTACGGCGAACAAGCAGACGTTAATTTAACTCTTACTGGTTTATCAACAACAACAGCTATTGGTTCAGTTTCAATTACTGTAGAAAATTTTGCAGGTTGGGGTTCCGATACATGGGGTTTTGAAAATTGGGGAGAATCCTCTCTTGACGTATCACTAACAGGTTTATCAACAACATCTTCTCTTGGTGCACTTTCAGCTTCTGTAGAAGAGTTAATTCCATTAACAGGACTTTCAACAACTTCTGCATTAGGTTCACCCGTTGCAAGATCTGATGTTTCATTAACTCCAACAGGACTTTCAACAACATCATCTTTTGGTGCAGTTAATATTAATTCAACACATATACTAACAGGTTTATCAACTACATCTTCAGTAGGAGCATTAGCTCCACAAACAGATGTTTCATTAACTTTATCCGGACAATCGGCTTCAACTTCTCTTAATAGTTTAATTATTTTTGCTGGAGCTAATTTAACACCAGCAGGAGTTTCATCAACTTCTGCAGTAGGTTCACTTACAACTGATGTAGAAAATTTTATTCCGTTAACGGGAGTTTCAACAACGTCTTCTGTTGGATCTGTACTTGTTAATCAAGCACATATTTTAACTTCACCAGGAGCTTCAACAGCTTCTGTTGGTGCAATTTCACCAGACGCACAGACAGTAGGACTAGTTGGACAAGGATTACTATTATCTCAATTTGGAACACTATCTCCACAAATAGATGTTTCATTTACTTTGACAGGAGTTTCAACAACCTCTGCAGTAGGTTCTATCTCACCTGGTATAACTGAAATAATTTCATTAACCGGCGTATCAACTACATCATCAGTAGGTTCAATTGACATTGGGTTATCAGTATTCCCAACTGGAGTATCGGCAACTTCTTCAGTAGGTTCAATTGTTATTGGGTTAGGAGTACCTTTAACAGGAGTTTCAACGACATCTTCAGTAGGTTCTATTTTACCTGCAGATGTAATGGGTTTGACCGGAGTATCAACAACATCTAGTGTGGGTAGCGTAGGAACACTTGGATATAAACGTATTGTAGCAACACAAAGTGCTGGTTACACAACTGTAACTCATGCTTAAAAATTGTTGACTTTATGTATATAAGTAATATAAATTAACAAGCTAACAGGAGAAAAAAATTATGGCATCAACTTACACACCTCTTGGTGTTGAACTAATGGCAACCGGTGAAAATGCCGGTACATGGGGAACAAAAACAAACGCAAACTTAAACTTAGTATCACAGCTAACAGGTGGATTTGCACAGGTATCAATTGCAGGCGGAGCAGGAACTACAGCATTAGACATTGATGACGGAGCATTAACTGGAACAGCTCAACAAAGAATGATTGAGTTTACAGGTTCAATTACAGGAAATAGAATTGTTACAATTCCAAATGATGTAGAAACTTTTTATTTTTTAAGAAACTCAACATCAGGCGCTTATACAGTTCAATTTAAATATGCAACTGGTTCAGGAGACACTCATACTTTTGCTGCTACAGATAAAGGTGATGCTATTTTAGTTGCAACAGCAAATGATGGTAGTAATCCAGATATATACAAAGTAGCAACTGGAGACGTAACACTTACAGGAACACAAACTTTAACAAACAAAACTTTAACGTCACCTAAAATTGGTACTTCTATTTTAGATACTAACGGAAACGAATTAGCTTTACTTACAGCCACAAGTTCAGCAGTAAATGAATTTACAATTGCAAACGGTGCATCAGGTAATGCACCAAGACTATCAGCGACAGGTGAAACTAATGTTGATTTAGATTTATTAGCTAAAGGTACTGGTCATGTAACTATAATGGGTGATACTAATCCAGGTTCACTTCAGCTTAATTGTGAAGCTAACAGCCACGGTATTAAACTTACGTCACCTGCACACTCGGCTAATCAGTCATATGAGCTTAAATTTCCAACAGGAAATGTAACAGCAGATAAATTTTTAAAAGTAGCTTCTGTATCAGGTTCAGGAACAACAGGAATAGGTCAATTATCTTTTGCAGATGGAGGAATATCAACAGGAAAATCTATTGCAATGGCAATGATTTTCGGATAAGTAATAAATATAGGAAATAAATTATGGCAAACCCAAATATAGTAAACGTAACATCGATCTTAGGTAAATCCGTACAGGAAGCCTTAACTACTACTTTAACTAATGAAATTTTAGCATGTCCTTCTGACAAATTGCTTAAAATTAACAGTGTTATGATTGCAAATATTGATGGCTCATCAGCTGTTGATGTTTCAGTTTTTATAACTAAAAGTGGTGGATCACCAATCGCAATTGCAAGCACAATCTCTGTTCCCGCAGATGCAACTTTAGTTGTCGTAGACAAAAATGCAGGACTTTACTTACAGGAGTCTGACAACATCGAAGCAGGTGCTAGTGCAAACAGTGACGCTGTAATTACGATTAGTTACGAAGAACTAGACGACGCGTAGGAGGTCTAAAGTATGTCTAATGGTGGAATCATTGGTCCTGTTATAGATCCAACATCTGGATCAACAGCAGCAGAACAAATAACAAATTTTACATCTAGTGGAACTTATAATCCACGAGCTGGTCAAACAATAGTTGATCTTATAGTAATAGCTGGAGGTGGCGGCGGTGCCGGTTCAACTCACAATGGAGGAGGCTGTTCCGGAGGCGGAGGAGGTGGTTTAAGAGAAGTTACATCTCACCCTATTCCTGCATCACCAGTTACCGTTACAGTAGGTGGCGGCGGGTCTGGAGGCGGAGGCGGATCACCTGGTTCAGCCGGTCAAGCTTCTGATTTTGCAGCATCATCACCAATCGCGGCATCAGGTGGCGGTTATGGTGGCGGAGGCCCATCGGGTTCAACTGGGGGACCGGGAGGTTCAGGAGGTTCATCGGGAGGAGCTGGAAACGCAGGATCTTATTCACCTGTAGAAGGATATCAAGGTGCACAAAATGGTCAATGGCATGGTCAAGGTGGCGGCGGAGGAGCTGGTGGTCAAACTCAGCATCCTGGAGGTGGTCAAACTGGCGGAGCAGGAGGACCTGGAGCACCAACAACTGTAGGAAGCCCATCAGCTTCACCAAGTCCAACTGTATATGCAGGTGGCGGCGGAGGAGCACCTTATGTAAATGGTCCAGCTGGAGCAGGCGGCCCTGGAGGCGGAGGAAATGGAGGCGGATCAAACGGATCTAGTGGTCAGTCAGGAACTGCCAATACTGGTGGTGGCGGAGGCGGAGGAAATGGTCCTCAGTCAAACCCAACTACAAGTGGTGGAACTGGTGGAACTGGAAGAGTTACAGTAAGAGAACCAGCATTTAGTAATCCAAGTACTGCACCAGGAGTTTGGACAATAAGTGATGTTTATCGATACGAAAAAGAAGGTACGTGGCCTACATAGGGGATAATTAAAATATGGCACATTTTGCAGAAATTAAATCAAACGACAATAAAGTTTTAAGAGTGGTTGTTATTAACAATGACGATGTTGCTAACAATGGTGGAGAATACTCTACTGAGGCTGAAACTTGGGTAGCTAATTTTATTCCAAACGATCCTTTTATTTTAGAAGAGTATAGTCAAAATTATCCAGAAACTTATTGGAAACAGACATCTTATAATGCTAGTGCAAGAGGAGTATATGCTGGTATTGGATATACATATCATTCTGACGTAGATGAGTTTAGACATCCGCAGCCTTTTGATTCTTGGACATGGGATTCTGTTACTAAAGTTTGGACACCACCAATACCTTTCTGTGAAAATACAGATGAAGGTGCAACTTTTTGGGATGAAGAAAATCAAAGATGGAAAAACGGAGAAGGAACTAAATATTGGGATGGTTCCGCTTGGCAAAACGTATAAAATAACGTACTAATACACTATTGATCTAGATCAATTCCTTCAATATCAATTGACATTATAAATGACGGATGTATATATTACATCATTGTGTTCAACATACTTAGAAAGAAAAAAAATAAAGTTATATTCTGGAGCCATGTAAAGGGCTTAGAAGAACTTGCACCAATAGAGCCAGCCACTAAATTTTTTCCTGATTGGTTTAAAAATTTAAAAGCTTTTCCTAAAGAGGCTCCTTCGTGGTTTGCAGGAACAGTTAAGACTTGTCCATCTTTTGTAGATATATATAAAAGAGCTTTTGTTATACCTTTATGGTGTGATTTAAAATTAAGCATTAAAAATGCTAACGATTGGACTTGGTCTTCTCCATCAGAAATTTTTCAATTTAGTAATCATTCTTCTACACAATACACTAATTGGCTACCAGATCATGAGAAAGAAAAAATACATTTAATTTTAAAACCCAATTGTCCTTGGAGATGTAAGACTGAAAAAGGTTACATATTAATGCAGCAACCACTTTACTACCATTTTAATCAAGACTTTGAGGTATTACCAGGATTTGTAGAAACTGATATTTATCATGAAATAAATCAACAAATGATATTTAGAAGACCTGGAGAATTTTTCTTAAAAAGAGGAACTCCACTATGTATGTATTATGTAGTCAAAAGAGAAGAATTTGAATTATTAAATATTCATTACGATAACCCTATTATCAAAAGCTACAATAGCAAAAACACTAAACGGGGTTATTCCGGAAACAACATTAAAGATTTTTTAAGAACAAAATTTAATGGAACCTACTCTGAAATAAGAAAGAAATATTTCAATGAGTAGTAACTTATCAGACCAAGAATTTTTTAATTATTATGTAAAAGATAATAACTGGTTTCCATTACAAAACCATGGATTAGTAGACGAAACTATATCTTTAAAAAAAGACGACTATGATTTTCCATATCAAATTACAAGCTATTTAAATTGTTTTAAAGATATCGAACCCCATAAAAAATCTATACTAGATGTAGGCTGTGGGTGGGGTCGCGGTACATATACTATTAAAAAATATTTTCCTAGTAATCAAGTAATAGGAATTGATTGTAATCAATCATTTATTGATTATGCAAAATTAAATTATAAAGGTCCTTATTATTATAATGATGATTTTTTTAAAACCAAATTAAAATCGAATAGTTTTGATTATATTATTTTAAATTGTTCTATGCATTTTTTTTATAATAACGATGTTATTTATGAAAATTTAAAAAAACTACTTAAACGAAATGGTAGAGTTATTATAACTGATATATGGACTAAAGATTCGATTAATATTTTTTTAGAAAAAATAAACAGCCATAAACTCCAAATAGAACTTAAAGAAGACATATCAGAAAAAACTATTGATTCTATGCATTTTGATCTATTTAATACTTTTATATCGCATTGGCAATTTGTAAAAGATATATCTGTCTATGCTTTTTTAAAGATACAAAGAGATAGATTAAAATTTTTTAACGACGGTATAAACAGACAATATAAATTTATATTAAAAAATGAACTCGCATAAATACACATACTGGTTTTTTGAAAAAGTTTTATCAGATAGATTTTGTAATGATTTGATAAAATATGGAAACGAGAAAAAAGAAAAACTTGCATTGACAGGAGATAAAACCCATTCTCAAAAATTAACTGAAAAAGAAGTTGATGATTTAAAATTAAAAAGAAATAGCAACATTGTTTGGATAGGTGAGAGATGGATTTACAATCAGATACAGCCATTCATTAATCTGGCCAACCACAGTGCCGGTTGGAACTACGAATGGGATTGGTCAGAAGAATGTCAATTTACAAAATATAAATTAAACCAATTTTACAATTGGCATAAAGATAGTTTTCAAGAACCTTTTTCAAATAAAAAAGACAAAATGTACGATGGAAAAATAAGAAAATTATCAGTTACTTGTTTATTATCTGATCCTAAAGATTATGAAGGTGGAGATCTAGAATTTCAACCAAGAGATCAAGAAGACCCTAATATAATACTATCAACAAACCATATAAGAAAAAGAGGAACCATTATTGTGTTTCCATCTTATACATGGCATAGGGTAACACCAGTAACTAAAGGGACCAGATACTCTCTAGTAATTTGGAATTTAGGTAAACCATACAAATGATTATTAAACCTGCATTTATTACTCCTGTTTTTGAATTTGATTTAAATAATACAGATCTTAACAATAGATTAAGAGAAGACGCATACTTGCAACAAAAAAATAATAATGGAAGAGTTGTAAGTAATGTAGGAGGTTTTCAAAGTAATCATGTCTATGATACGCCTGCAGTTAAAGATTTTTTTAAAACAATAGTTCCTTATGTTGAACAAGTAAAAAAAATTGTTAACTACAATAACGATTTAAATTTAGAAGGTGTATGGTATAATATAAATAAGAAAGGTGACTCTAACAAAATGCATTGTCATGGTAAATCTATATTTGGAGCTACTTATTATATTGATGCTCCACAAGATTGTGGTGCCATAGCTTTTGAAAATTTAGATAAACATATTGTAATGAACAGCGACAACGATGCGTATGACAACCCTTACTTTAATGGTTTCTATAATTTAATTCCTAAAGCCAATCATCTAGTTGTTTTTTATGCTTGGTTAAATCATCAAGTAAATGAAAATAAATCTGACAAGGATAGGGTAAGTCTAGCTTTTAATATACAATGAATTTCCCAATAACATATTGTCCTAATTTTTTTAATAGACCAGAAGAGATAATAAAATTTTCTAAAACTCTTGATTATCATGCTCCTGGTAAAAATGAAAATTGGAAAGGACTGCGATCTAAATCTTTGCATTTAATAAAACCAGACTTGTTTAGTTATATAATTAATAAAGTTTTATCTTTATATTATGATTTTAATATAGAACAAGTTAGTTGGGACAATACATACGCAGCTTTTCAAAAAATGAATGATGAGTACATTGACCATAATGACATACATACTGATGAAGATTCTGAGTTAGCGGGAATAATATATTTAAATAAAAACAGTAGTATGAATAATGGAACTAGTATATACAATAACCATAATAAAATAATTAGTGTGTCAAATGAATTTAATTCTTTGTTGTGTTATGACTCTAAATTTAAACATTCCGCCACTGATTGCATAGGAGAAAGATTAAACATTGTTTTTTTTGTAGATGTTTTGGTAGCTAAACAGACTCCTTTAGACAGATACAAAAGAGTAAATTTAAATTATGACTTTTAAAGATAAAAAATATTTAGTTATTAAAAACGCAATACCTAAAGAAGTTACTGATTTTGTCTATGCTTATTTTTTTCTTAAAAGAGATGCAGCTAGAACTTTATTTGATAGAAAATGGATTAGTCCTTTTGAAGAAATTCATGGGTATTGGGCAGATGAACAAATACCAGATACTTTTTCTATTTATGGTGATGTTGCTATGGAAACTTTACTACTTAAACTATGGCCTATGATGGAAAAAGAAACGGGCGTTAAATTAGTGCCTACATATTCTTATGCAAGGATGTATAAAAAAGGTGATGAATTAATTAAACACAAAGACAGACCTAGTTGTGAAATATCCACTACACTTAATTTAGGTGGAGACCCATGGCCTATATACATAGAGCCGGATGAGACTAAAGGTAAAGATACAGGAGAAGAATATATTGCAAGTGATTCTTCTGGACTTCAAATAGATTTAAATCCTGGAGATATGTTAGTTTACTACGGGTGTACGTTAGAACATTGGAGAAAACCATTTGAGGGTGATACTTGTGGTCAAGTATTTTTACATTACAATTCTCAGGATTCTAAAAACAATAATAAATTTGATGAAAGACCTCATTTAGGTTTACCTAAAGAACTTAAAAAATGAATGAAATAATAGACCATATTGGCATATTTAATAATGTTTTATCGAAAGATATATGTAGTAAATATATTGAGTATTATGAAAATTTAAGTAACAACAATCTTGTTAAAAAAAGAACAGAATATAATCACAATCCAAAATTAGCTCACGAAGTTTCCGATACAGCAATAGATATATTAGCTAATTGTTTTTATAGTAATTTATCAGTTCCATATATTGTAAAAGATTTTGTCCCTAAATTTTGGGATATGTATAATATTTATGCGGACAAATACAGTTTTTTACATAAATTAAATAGACATAATATAATAGATATTAAGATACAAAAAACAAATGTAGGAGAAGGCTTTCATGAGTGGCATTGTGAAAAAGCATCTTTAAATGATAGAAATAGGTTATTAGCTTTTATGGTATATTTAAACGATGTAGAAGAAGGTGGAGAAACAGAATTTCTGTATCAACATAAGAGAATTAAACCTGAAGCTGGAAAACTATTGATGTGGCCGTCTCAATTTACCCATACTCATAGAGGAAACCCCCCATTATCCAATGTAAAATATATATTGACTGGTTGGGTAGAATATGTATCGTGAACAATTAACGTTTAAATTTTAGTTTTTTGTTATATAATAGGGAATTATGTTACAAAAATTAGGTATTGTACCAGGGTTTAATAAACAAGTATCGGATACAGGGGCCGAAGGTCAATGGATTGATGGTGACAATGTTCGTTTTAGATATGGAAGCCCAGAAAAAATAGGTGGATGTGCTCAATTAGGAGCAGATAAACTAACAGGTGCAGCAAGGGCTCAACACAATTGGGACAATAACGCAGGACTTAAATACTCAGCAATAGGCACTAATAGAATTCTATACGCTTTTTCAGGAGGTGCTTTTTATGACATTCATCCAATCAGATTAACTTTAACTAGTTGTACTTTTGCAAGTGATGGGTCTGCTACAGTTACTGTAACTTGTTCTGCTGTTCATGGTTTAAAAGACGATGATATAGTTTTATTTTCTAACACTACTATTCCTGGTGGGTCCAGTTTATCTGCAGCTACTTTTAATGATGTAAAATTTATGGTTACTAGTGTTCCAACTTCAACTACTTTTACAATTACATTACCGGCAAATGTTACAGGAACAACTTTATCTTCAGGAAACACTTCAACAACGATTCAAATTTATTATTCCGTAGGGCCTGCACAACAAGTTGATGGTTTTGGTTATGGTACAGGTTTATATGGAGGTACTTCTCCCGGTCCCGCAACCACTACGCTTGCAACTGCATTAACCGACACGACGACAACTGATATTATTCTTGCTAGTTCTAACTTGTTTCCGGCATCGGGGACCATAAGAATAGGTACAGAAGATATATCTTATACAGCCAACAATACAGGAACAAATACTTTAAGCGGCGGTGCTAGGGGTGTAAATGGTACAACAAAAGCAACACATACTCAAACTTCTGTAGTTACAAACGTTAGTTTATTTATTGGATGGGGACAAGCTTCTACGAATGTATTTCCTTTTGACCCGGGTTTATGGGTATTAGATAATTTTGGAACAAAATTAATTGCACTTATTTATAATGGAGAATGTTTTGAATGGGATGCTGCAGCAGCAGATGCAACTTCAACAAGAGCAACAATAATTACTAACGCACCAACAGCGTCACGTCATGTATTAGTATCAACTCCAGATAGACACTTAGTATTTTTTGGAACAGAGACAACTATTGGAACAAAATCTACACAAGATAATATGTTTATTAGATTTTCAGACCAAGAAAATATTAATGAATATACTGTAAAAGCAGAAAATACAGCAGGAACTCAAAGATTAGCAGCTGGTTCTAAAATTATGGGAGCTTCTAAAGGTAGAGATGCAATTTATGTTTGGACAGATACAGGATTATTTTTAATGCAATTTGTAGGTCAACCTTTTACATTTGCTTTTTCACAAGTTGGAAACAACTGTGGGTTATTAGGTAAGAATGCCTCTTCTGAAGTTGACGGTGTTGCTTACTGGATGTCAGAAAATGGTTTTTTTACATACGATGGTCAATTAAGATCCATGCCTTGTTTAGTAGAAGATTTTGTTTACGATAATTTAAACAGTACTCCTAGAGATTTAATTTACGCAGGTACTAATAATTTATTTGGTGAAGTTTCATGGTTTTATCCAAGCGCCAATTCAAATGTTTTAGATAGAAACGTTACTTATAATTATGGTGATTCTACAACTAACCGTCCTATATGGACAACAGGAACTCTCGCTAGAACGACTTGGCAAGATTCTGCAGTTTTTGATAAACCACATGCCACTAAATATAATCCTAATGATAATGCATCATCCGACGTTGTTGGTAATACTGATGGAAGTAGTATATACTTTGAACAGGAAACAGGGAAAGATGAAACAACCAATTCAGGAACTACTGTTATCGCAGCAACTATTACTTCAGGTGATTTTGATATAACACAACGTAGAAGTAATACAGGACAAACTGTAGGGACGCCTGACATTAGAGGAGATGGTGAATACATTATGAGAATTAGTAGATTTATACCTGACTTTATTAGTCAGACAGGTGCGGCTCAAGTTAGTTTTGTAACTAAGGATTATCCAAATAGCACAGGGGTAACTACAAATTTTACAAACATTACAGATTCTATAACAAAAAAAGATGTTAGATTAAGAGCTCGATCTATAGCAATTCAAGTATCTAATACAGGGGTCGGAGAAGATTGGAAACTAGGGACATTTAGATTAGATGTACATCCAGGAGGAAGAAGATAATGGCTACAGATGCAGAAATAAGAGCAGCGGGTTTAAAATATATTCCACAACAAAAATATTTATTAAATCCTTTTGAGTTACCTACTACACCAGAAGAAGAACCGGTAACTAATTCAGGTATTGTAAATACAAATGCTTTTGTAAACAGCGCTGGCGGTGATGGAGATGGAATAACAACTTTAAATCCTTATTATACTTCTAAAGGAGCACCTTTTAATTTAAACTCATTAACTAAAACTAAATTTGGTTATGACAATCCATTAGGAAAAACAATTCAAGGGTTAAAAAACTTTGGTAGTTCGGTAGTTGATAAATTTTCTGGACTTCCAGGTGTTGAACAAGGAAAAGGATTAATTCAAAATATAATGGATAATACTTTAATAGGTAGATTTGCTGCAATGAGAAACCCTTTAAATCCAAATGCAGGTAATTACAATCGAGATCTTCAAGGTCAAATAGATTTTTTAAGTAATTTATCTGTAGATGGCAATATGATGATAGGTCGAGATCCAAATACTGGTTTAGCAAAGTATGGACCTGACTCAATATTGTCTGGTCAAAATGTTGTGTCTGGTTTTGGAACTAATGATTATGGACAACAATTACAAAACTATTATGATAAATACGCAGACACAATGTCTTCAGAAAGATTAGCACAACTAGAAGCAGAAATGGGAGCTTTTAAAGAGAAAGAAGAAGAAGATTATCAAAATAGAATAGATAAGTTTGTTACAAATTACAGTAGACCAGGAGTTAAAGAAATGTTTGACGAAGTATATGATGGCACAAATATTCACGGCGGAAATGACACTACTGGTGGCACTACTGGTGGCACTACTGGGGGTGATGGTGGCAGTAAATTTGCGGGCGATTCAGGAAATAAAGCAGGAACAACAGGATCATGGAGTCCGGGAGGCACATATAGTGAGGGCGCTAGTTATAGTAAATCTTCTGAAACTGGAGCTAAAGATGGTTTTGGTTACGGATTACGTAAAGGAGGACTAGTAAGTATTTTATAATGGCAAAACTTGTACAATCATTAACTAAAGCAAGTAGAGAATATGATGAGAAGACTTCTCAATCTTTAGTAAGAGATATTAACGGTATTATAACAAAATTAAACTCTTCTTTTCAAGAAGAAGTAAAACAGGAGATAGAAGCTAAGAGTTTCTTTTTAGAATAATGGCAGTAGTAAACCAGTACAAATTTGTAGGTATAGATAATAATACAACAGGAAGTGCTTTGTCTCCATTGGGTACAAGTATACCAGGTGTTAATGAAACTATAATCATTAAATCATTACTTGTTACATCTGCAAGTACACCAACAGTTACAGTAACAAACAACAGTATAACAGCTATTAAATCTGCAGCATTAACAGCAGACGTTACAACAGAATTATTAACACAACCATTAATCGTAGAAGGCGGATCTGCTTTTACGATACAATCAAGTAACACAGGTTCATTTGACGTAGCTATCAGCTACTTAAACATTAAAAAGGAGAAAATAGACTAATGAATGAAGTAAAAATGTTAACACCAAAAGAAATAATAACTACAATTTCAAACAAAAAAACAGGAGTCGTTTACGAAAGTGAAGAAGCTTTAAAAGCAGCGAATATACCTGAAGAAGATGTCAAAAGAGATGTTAGAGTAATAATGCCAGCTCTTGATTTGTCTGCAGAAACAAAGTAAAACAGATAAAATAAGGATAAATTTATGGCAATATCTAGAATGCAACAACCACAACAGATGCAAGGCGGAATAGGTTCCTTACAGGACCCTAGACAAGGTTATTTCCTAGGTAAACTTGTAAAGAAAGCTGGTCGTGCTGTAAAGAAAATTACTAAAAGTCCTTTAGGTAAGATGGCCTTATTAGGATTAGGTGGTTATTATCTTGGTGGTGGTAGCATGCTAGGTGGTAAATCAATGTTTGGTGGCCAAGGTTTTGGTACATCTAGACTAGCTGGTATTGCAAGAGGTTTATTTAAAGCACCGGGCACAGATGGTAAAGGCGGTGGTTTTTTACAAGGTCTTATTAGAAATGACAAAGGTGCTCTTAGTCCAGGTAAAATAGCCTTAACTGGTTTAGGTGCTACAGCTCTTGCAGCTCCATTCTTAATGGGTGGTGGCGATGATGAGGAAGAAGTTGTTGAAGAGCAAATGGATCCAAGATACCAGGTCCAACGTGCAAGAAATTATTACAGCGGTGCAGGTGATGCAGGTGCTGGTTTAGATTTTATGCCAAGAAAAGAATATGTAATGCAAAATTTTTACGCAGCTGACGGTGGTCGTGCAGGTTATGCTAACGGCATGATGGTTGAAGACGAAGAAGAAGAATTTATAAGATCAAGTGCAGGTCAAAGAAGAAGAATGCCTGAAACATTTTTAAACATGGGTGGTGATGCAGGTCAAGCACAAGCTGAACAAATGTTAATGATGGAATATGTTAAGTACAAAAACAAAGGTGGCGACTTGTCTTTTGAACAATTTGTAAAAGCAGTAATGCAACAAGCTGCACCAGAAGGCGCAGGCATGGAACAACCACAACCAGTTATGATGGCGGCAGATGGTGGACCTGTACCAGATTCTACAGTTTCAGGTTATACAACACCAGCAGGTTATAACAAATTTGATTATAGATCAGGTGGAGTTCCGGTAAGAGTAGGAGCACAAGAAGGTGGGATCATGGAAGCCGAAGCATCAGAAATGATTGACATGGGCGGCATGGAAAAAGATTTTAGAAACGAAGGTGGTTTTGTAGCAATGGGTGGCAAAGAAAGAGCTGACGATGTGCCTGCTAGACTATCTAAGAATGAGTTTGTATTTACAGCAGATGCTGTTAGAAATGCAGGAGGCGGCGATATAGATAAAGATTCACAAGGTTTAGAAGGAGCACAAGCAATGTATGATCAACAACAAATGTTACAGTCGAGGGTAATATAATGGCAATAGCAGATTTTTTAGAACCAGCAGTAAAAGATTACGCTGAACAGGCGAAAGCCACATATTCCGCACCAATAGATACTAGTAAATTTACGGGTCGTGGTTTTGTAGCGGGTGAAGATCCTTTACAAACACAAGCTATCAACCTTGCACAACAAGGTGTAGGTTCTTACTCACCGTATTTGCAAGCAGCACAAACTGCACAGACGGCAGGCGCCGGGGCTCTGGGACAATCAGCAGCTGCTATCGGTGGACTAGGAAGTTATCAAACTGCAGCAGGAAACATTGCACAAGGTGCAGCAGGTATGACAGGACCACAAGCTTACCAACCTTTTATGTCTCCGTATCAAACACAAGTTATTGATGCAACTTTATCTGAGTATGACAAACAAGGTTTAGCTGGAGAACAAGCAATCAAAGACCAGGCAGTAATGTCAGGTAACTTTGGCGGTGGTAGAGAAGGTGCACAACTAGGTCAGTATCAATCAGATAGATTGGCAGATAGAGCCGCACTACAAGCCTCAATGTTACAACAAGGATTTGGTCAAGCAAATCAATTAGCACAACAAAATTTTCAAAACCAAGGTAATTTATTTGGTATGCAACAAGGAC